TCGATCTCGTCGGCGGCCCCCCTCAGTTTTTCCGACATGCCTTCGTCATAGTGATCCCAAGCAGACGGATTGCCGACGCAGTAGCGCAGCCGATCGACAATGTCGGTCATGGCGCGCTCATTTCCGCCGGACACTGCTCCTGCGCCCGAACCTCTTCCATGTTGTTGTGCGCCAGCCTGAGAGCGGCGGCGGCGAGGTCGTCGTTGCGTTGCTCTAGCTTGGTGACCCGCTTCTGCAGGAGGCGCAGCTCGTTCAACAGCCAGGTGATGCAGCCATCCTGATTGGCGAGGCGGTCATGGATGATGCGTTGCGATTGGCGATAGGCCGGTTCCCTGCCCGGCTCGTCTGGTCGCCAGCGTGGATCGGATGGCATGGCGGTCCTCCGATGAAGTGGCCCCGGCAGTCAGCCGGGGGTATTGGTCGTGGAAGCCTTACGAGCTACGCCGGCAGCGTACCGTTGCGGCGGCGGCGCCAGAAGTTCAGCCCAAACAGACCGCCGCATGCCGCAATCATGCCGGGGATGCCAGCACCCACGACGGGGCCGGGGACCGCTGCCGGTTGAAAGAAGAAGCTGTCCGGCCCATCGGTCGCACCAGAGATGCGCGCAAAGAACGCAAACTCGTGATCGGGGTTGATGCCAGCCAGCGAGAGGCCGGTCAGCGTCATGTCGGGGAAGCCGGTGCCGTTGTTGGGGGCGAACAGGTTGCCGTCCGAGCGGTTGATAAACGCCGCCAGCACCGTCTTGTCGGTCACGTCCAAGAAGAAGAACGACTCCAACGTCTGTCGAGGTTGACCGTTGGCCATGTTCACGTCGATGCCGATGCTGAACGTCAGCGCCGGATCGAAGGCTTGCAGAAACGCACCGCCGTAATTGATAGCGCCGAGCGTGTCCGGGCCAAGCGTCTTGTCGACAACGCCAGACGAGAAGAACGGCAAGTTGCTGGCATTGCCGGTATTGCCGAAGTCGTTGTAGCCGAAGCCTGCGGGCTGCAACGGTTGGTTCTCGCCGCAGATGATGCAGGGCAGGTTCTTGACCTGATTGCCTGCCGGTACGGCGTTGGACAGCGTCAAGGTGTTGACGCCGTTGAACGACCAGTTGAAGCCGCCAAGCGTAACGTCCGCAATGTCCGCCTTTGCTGGCATGGTCGCAAACGCCGTTCCCGCCAGCAGGACGGCAGCTAGGGTTAGTCTCTTCATTTCAGTTCCTCTCTGTTTTCATCCACCCGCAAAGTCTAATAGGTTTGTCCATTATTAAGAACGGTTAATTTTTGGACGTGATAACTATATCAGCCAAACGCAAATCATTATCACCAAAGCATACATAAGGCCGCCCGATAAGGCGCCCAGCAAGCCGGAATAATAACCGTGATAGGCAACGATTAGGGCACCTAGCACGCATAAACCTATGTCAATGCGGCGGACCTTGATGTCGGTGTTCAACCAACCTGAAACCGTTTCCCATCGTTGGGTGAGTTTCATTTTCCGATGAAGTTTTCGGCGTCGGCCACCAGCTTGCGCTCGGCCTGCAGCACGGTTGCCACCAGCCGGCGATGCTCCGACAGCAAGCGGTCGGCATACTCGTTGCAAGCCTGGGAGATGTATTGCCCATGCTCGAGCGCGTGCTTGCCGAGCGCGCGGTACTGCTCGGCCAGCGCCTCGTTGAACGCGGTGATGCTGTCGTCGTTCGGCGCGGCATCACGACGTGCCGGCGCTTTGCCGATGCCGGTGATGGCGCGTTCGATGCTTTGCAGCGCCTCGTGCTCGCCTGTTCCGTTGGTTGCCATGATTATCCCCTGTGTGTTTCTATTCGGCGCTTACTGATACTTCGCCTTTGCTGACCTTCGCCTTTGGTCGATGATGGACGCCAAGGCGGGTGATCCGCTTGCTCTGTGGGGTGCCGCGCTTTTTGACTGGTGCGCCTTCCTTGATCTGCTGGCGCCTACGCTTACCGAGCGTGCGACGATGGGACAACGTACGTCCATTGCTCGGCGCTTTCAGCATCAACACTTGCGTCTTGGGTGATCCCTTGATGTCAAAAGCATCCCTCACTTTTTTCGACGCAGCCGGAATGCAAAAGTGACGTACCGTCACGCCGGTCGGACTTTTTGCGTCTTTGAAACCAACATATGCATCGCCACCGGACCCGATATGAGCGAATTCACAATTGGGTAGTCGCTTAAGCCCCTTGGCTTCAATGCATTCGGTCGGATCGCCAATGACCGCTTTCTTGCAGTCGCTTTTATAAATCTTGAATGCGGTATCGTATTCAGCTTCTTCCATGGGGTGATTAGTGTTGTCGTGTTTGTAGGTGAGCGCCATTGCCTTTCCCTTTCTCCGTTTCATGATTTCACCGTCCATCCAATTTTTGTGAGAGCCGCGCAAAGCCATCGCTGCACAAATAGAGCGCCTGCATCAGGGTAGCCTTGCCATCCGCGTCGATCAGCGGTGAGCTATCGATCCACATTTCAAAGCGCTGCGAATAGTCAGTCAGAAACTTCACGGCCTCTTGATGAAAGGCATTGATCTCTTTGATCGGGTCCGAAATCACTGCGGATGGACGCTTTTTGCGTGTCGGTGATTTGCGGGTCTTACCGTCGCGACCAACGCGGGCAACTGCGGAATTTTCCGCAGTTTCCTTACGTGCAGTTCGTACTGTGCCCTCGTCGACGCCGATGTCAGCGGCTATTGCTCGGTTTGACTTTCGGGGGTTAGCGGTTACTGCCTTAGTAGCGCGCTCGCGGGCACGCTCATAAGGAGCGCCGCAGTCGCATGCTGCGAATGTACTCACGCCGCATTTCGTACATATCAGCGCACGCCGCGAATTCTGTGCGTCCCACGGAATAACTGCGGCGGATTTCATGTTGTCATCACTCCCCGACTTCCGGCGCCGGTGCTTCATCCATCAATCGGCGCAGTTCTTTGCCGTGTTTGGCAATGATGGCGCGTTCCTGAATGGTGCGGTTCTTGTAGAATTCGTTGAACACATCCGGGCCGCGCTTGGCGGCTTCCTGCGCCATCTGTTCGAGAAGGAGCGCCGCCCCGACATCGCGCGGCGAAGCGTCGGTGGCCGGGGCGGCATCCGCCGTACTCGGGGCCAATGAAAGGGGTGCCTGTTCATCGGCTTCGGCAGACTCGGTGATCTCTCCTGTTTGCGGATCGTGCGGTGGAAACTCTGCGCCTGGGATTGTCTCGACCTCGGTTTCGTCCAGCCAACCAAGGCCGCAGATGCTCAACGTGGCGCGGCGCTTGGCCTTGGTGACGGCCTTCATCACGGCGTTCGCGCGCGCCTCGCCTTTCAGCAAAGATGGGAACGCTACCGATCCGAGGTCTTCATCTTCACGGCCGTCCGGCATGCGCGCTTTCACCCGAACCGTCAGAATGTCATCGGCGAGCTGACGTGAAACGACCTCCAACGACACGTTGTAAAGTTTGCGGAGCTGGTCGGTGGCGGCGCGCGTTGCGTACAGCGTCAGTTTTCCGCTCAAGGTCATGTACGATAGCGGCTGCGTCAGCGGGTTCAGCCCCAGCGATTTGCAGACCTCGTTGTAATATCGCACGCGCTCGTCCGGCGTCAGCTTCGCCAGGTCGCCCTTGGCGATGACGGATTCCATCACGTCGCCCGCGGGCGCGGATACCTTTGCCGGTATGTTCATCGTCCCATGTCCTGATGTGTGTTGTCCCATTCGATATCGCTGATTGCGGCGCGCTGTTCCTTGCGTTCGAGCGCGGCCATGCGTCGGCGCACCAGATCGTTCCAGTAGCGTTGATTGACTGCGGTCGGTTTCAGCCATTCTGTCATCAACTCCCGCCACAGCTCGTTAGCTTCGGCCCATCGCATGTGGCGCGTGGCGTCGGCCCATCGCCGCATGATGGTTGCACGGTTTACGGCCATTGCCGGTCGTCCTGCCCGACTGTGTGTAGTTCAATCAGGTCCAGCGCGACCTCGGCGACAGACTTCTCGTGGATGGCTGCCAGCATCCGCACCACGGTCCAGCCGGATACACGTGAAACATCGCGCGGTGGCCACCCGCCGGCACCAGCACGCTCGCGCAGAATCCAGTACAGCGCGCGCATGTACATGTCGCCGCGGATGCCCGCCATCGTCCTAGGCGCGGTCAGCCCTGATGCCAGGAGGACGCTCACCGGATGACCTGTCCGTCGCGTTGCATCCGCAGCCGGTCAAAGTCTTCCGTGGTTGGGTCGTGTGGGAACCAGCGGATAATGTGCTCGTCGACACGAAGCTTGCGACCTGCCGCCCGGTCTGCCCGGTCCATATTGGCTTTGACGGCATCCCAGTTCTTCATCAGCCATTCGATGGCTTTTTGCTGCTCTGCATTGAACGATGCCTGCTGAGCTTTTGCAGGGATGATCGCAGCCATGATCACGGCTGCGGCTAAAATCAATCGACGCATCGGTAAGGCTCCCTCGCTGCAAATCAGCGGCGGGGAAGACCGTACTACACCGTTCGTGTAGACGCAAGCGCGTTTTACACAGGGGGTGAAATGTCGAGCCAGCCCGCATTGCCAACCAGAAATTGCGGGTTAAGGTTGGCTCGGCGACGGAACAGAGGAAAATCCCATGCATGAAAACGACCAAGCAGCAATCAATCTGCGGCGTTTAGCGATGCAGCTGGCGAGCCAATTGCCAGCGGATGGCAAGCCCGCCCGCGAGGTGCTGGGCTACATGGAACAGTTGATCGAATGGGAGGGGCAGCGCCCCCAGGATGCGCGGATCGTTGCGCTTAGCGTCGCGGCCTCGAAATAGGGCGATGATCGGGGTTTTCGGTCTTCATTTGCTGCTGAATCTGGCCGCGCAGCGGTTCTGCGACGTTCTGGATATTGCCCAGATAAATCCAGTCCATGGTAACGCCGATCCGGCCGCACAAAGTCTGCGCGTGGTCGATGTTGATGCGCCGGAAGCCGGCTTCATAATTGTTCCAGGTGGCTGCCGGATTGATGCCGGTTGCGCCGCACAATGTTCCCATCATGGTCTGGGTGTAGCCGAGGGCCGCACGGGTTAAGCGCAGCCTTTCCCCGATTTGATCGAGTGCTGTGGGGTCGGGCGGCCTACGGCTGGGCATGGCGTGAAACATGCCATAAACCCGCGTTCCATTGCACGCCGCATCTTAACAGCCTGTGAATTATGGGGCCAGTTCGGCCGTTTGTCAACATTTTCGTCGTCTTGTCTTCTTTCACCTACCGTGTATATTGGCCGACATGCCCAAGCCGATCCAAGTGATGGTCAAGACCGTCGATGAACTGGTCGACGCGCTCGGTGGTACGCACGCGGCGGCGCAATTGTTTGGTGTCACCGATGCGGCGGTTGCAAACTGGCGCACGCGCGGTCTGCCACCACGTCGGTTTCTGACGTTCAAGCATGTGCTCGCCTCGCGCGGCATCGCGGCGCCGCCGTCACTGTTTCGCATGTTCGAAGCCGCCGAATAACCTCTAGTTCAAAGGGGTCCGCGTGACTGCCACCGGAACCCGGTACAACACCCCGATCGTCACCGACCGCCGCGCACCGCTGGCCGGACTCGCCACTATGGTCCCGCGCGCGGACTTCGATCGGTTCCAGGCAATCGCCAAGGCTCGCGGCATCACCAAGGGCGCACTGCTGCGCGAGGTGGTGCATGCGTTCGTGACACCGCAGGTTTCCCGTGAAACCTACGACGCCACCGACGATTTCGCGCGGTCGATCGACGAGGCGTACCGCGCAATCCGCGAGCGCAAGGCCAACGGCGGCAAGGGGTGGGAGCCGCCATGAGCGACCACCCGCCCCGGATCTTCACCTTAACGTTGGTTGCCAAGCCCGGCAGCGACCCGATTCGTTCTCTCCGCTGGCTGCTCAAGATCGCGCTGCGCCGGTTTCAACTTCGCTGCATCGACGTGCATGAACGGGAGATAGTCTGAATGCAAAAAGAAGACGCCGAAGAATATACTCTATCGTTGGGTCAGATTGTTGCTGGCTCATGGCGACAAATTGCATTGGCAAAACGACTCGGCGTGCCACAGGCGCTCGGCCTTTCAATTGAGGAATGGGTCAACGACCGGCTCGGCGGTTATGTACGTAGGTCGGTTGGTGAGCGGCGTGAGATTGTCGCAAATGCGACAGCAGAAGGTCACAGCGCCCACGAAATCGCGGAATTTATTGGGGTTAGTCATGACACCGTTTCGAGGGATGTCGCAAATGCGACACCCATTGATGCCGTTGCTGCACTTGCGGCTGACGACAAGATCCGGCGGGAGATCTCTCGTGCTGCCAAGGAAGATGAGCGGAAAGCCGCGCGCGATGCCGAACAGCACGACGATGGTTGCAGGGTCGAAGATCTCACAAAACTAATCACCGCCGGCAAGAAATACGCCGTCATCTATGCCGACCCGCCCTGGTCGTTCAAGGTTTATTCGGGCAAGGGCAAACAACGTTCAGCAGAACGCCATTACGACACGGCATCACTTGATGACATCAAGGCGTTGCCGGTAGGCAACTTGGCCGCGCCGGATTGTGCGTTGTTGTTGTGGTGCGTGATGCCAGAGCTTCCCGGTGCGCTCGGGACTCGCGCGCATCGTGGCGCGTGCCGCCGAGATCGGCGTCGCCGCGGATCCGCTGCCGGATCGCCAGGCGGGCTGCGGCCAGCAGGGCGTCGAGATGC